CTAAATATAATCATACCGTCTCACTTCATATATATGCTTAAATTCTACATATATAATGTGGTCATCTTTCGATACACTAACCACCCTACTCCAATTGTCTATATACTCTATCTTGCACTCGATCTGGTACTCATAACCAACGGACCAATATCGCAATACAACATTACAGTCGATTAACTCACGTAACTTTAACTCTAAGGCTTGTAGTAAGTCCTCTGTTAAGCTTGGCTCTGGCACGTGTAGTTGTGCCTCAATCATCTTATCCACATTCTCATACTGCTCGGGCATAGTGGCAAACGGTGCCCACTTAATCATGCCTCGACCTTGTGGGATGTTACTGTTTAGTTCCGATTGTGGGAGCTCACGATAGTCCATATAATCACCTCACGAGTAATTATATCGAACGTATGTTTGGTATGTAAAGATAAAAAAGACCACCTGCTGTGAGGTGGTTAAAATTCGAATTTTAGTCTGTTTTTATCAGGCTCTTTTTTATATAGGTCACTTATAGTTTGGCTTGCCCCATAAATATTTATATTGTTTTTACCGTTTCTAAAATCTAAGAAGCCTCCATCACTTGTGATATAACTATTGATGCCATTTTCCAGACCAACTGAGATGTGAAGAGAGTCATCAAATTGCATTCCTGATTGGATACTTATATTCTTTGCTTCTTCATTAGCGCTACTGCTAGGAGATCCTACATTAAGAGACATATGATCAAGTGAAGATATTAATTGTTCAGCTTCAGAAAATGCAGTTTGATTTATGAGTTGTCTATCTGTTAAAGGCAGCTTATCTATATCGCTGATTCTATCAATTTTATAATATGTTCTTGCATATTGGAGTCTTAAAATTCTACTCAGTTCATTCTCTACCCAACTTGAATATGCGATAAATTTATCATTTTCCTCCATTAACGCAACAAAATCCGTACAATATGAATGGTGTTTAGAATTTTTGTTGTTTAAGTCGAGCAAAAAATTGGTGTCCACGTATGATAAATCATCTATTTGATCTGCGGTAATGCCGTCAGATGTTCTAATAGAGAAAGCTTTAGTATTAGGGTTGGGATTGTTCATTTATCTCCCTCCCTACTGCGGAATAGTAATTCATCATATATATTTTTATTAAAATCTATACTATACTTTTTGTTTTTATTTTTTTCTCTAAAAGTGTCAGTTTTTTGTTTTTCTCTTTTTTGTTTTATTTTCGTTAAAATTTCTTCTCTTCTTTTCAGTGCGTTCATAGTACATCATCACTCAAAAATTTACTAGCGTCTTTATAGACACCTTCAATTCTTCGAATAATCTCACTGATATTATCTTCTATACCTTGAGAGTCTTTTATGTTTGTATTGGCTAAATTAGAGTTTCTCATAATAGCTTGGAAAAATGTTTCTTTAATATCTTTTTCAAGACCTTGGTTATAATCAGGTTGAACTAAAACATCACCCAGGAAACCATCTTTCTGATAAGATAGTTTATACCCTGAATATTTGATTCCATCCACGTTTGAGAACTGAGTTCTATTTTCAATCCAATTGTAATTCAACTCATTGGTAACTGTGTAAACTACTTCCACATTTCCTGTGTAGTCATGTAGTAGAGCTTTAAATATTTCGCTTGTCACTTTTGCAATAATTTCTGATGCAGGAGTATCAAGAAAACTTTCTTCGATTCCTGTACTTGTGCCAATTCTAAAAGTTTGTGGGTTTACATCTATATTGAAATCTAATTTTTTTGATGTGTGTGTCACATCTCTTTGTAAGGGTTCAAGAACATTGTCAATGACACTTCTAATTGTGTTCGCCTTAGTTCCTGACATATCCCCGATATTAGCTGGAAAAATCACCTCAATGGTTTTCATAATTTTTCGCCTCCATATTCTTTCTATCAATATCTATATTAGACTACAAATAGAAAAAATAACAGATTTTCATCGCAATCTATGAATAAGAAATTGCGAAAATCTTAAAAATGGCATAAAAAATACCCCCTCTTACAGCCATTCCAGTAACTGTTTGAGGGGTGTTTTAATCTTAAATGGTATTTGTTAAATCACTATATTGTAGTTTTTAGTATTGATTACACTTGTTTTATGATGTTTTTATTTTATTGCGTTCTTCTTATGCCAATCTAGCACTTTCGAGTCTTTCTTCGTACTCAACTTCGTGAGTTTACCCCACAGTTTCGCTTTACCAAACGATACTGCTGGATTACGGACACCAAGCGGAACAAAGTAGTAGTTACTATCTTTTCTGCCTGGATACTTAAAGCGTACCCACCAGTAGCCATCTGCGAACCATACGTGGTCAAAGTTAATGAAGTCGCCTGGACGTAGATAACTACCTTCTGCTACTGGTTTATTCAAATGCAAACGTGGTGCGCCTGTAGACTTGTAACCACGACGTACAACGATCGTTTCAGATGCAACAAATGTCCCTGCGAAGCTCCACCCTTTTTCACTAACGCCTTGTGGCTTCTTACTCACTTTCGGCTTAGAAGTCGTTTTCTTAGACGCACTAGATGAGCCTTTCTTAATAGCGTTAAGGTGTTGTTGAACACGGTTTTTGAACCAGTTCCACTTACCATTCGCTAAGATAACATGTGGGCAATACTTTCCTGAATAGTCTTGGTGTTTCTTAACTTTATCAACGCCCCAACCATATTGGTGAAGTACATACGCTGTATAAAGCGCTGCGTTTTCTTCTGCTTTAAGGTATCTAGCAGATTGGTGTCCGTTATTACCACCGTCCAATGAGTAACAAATTTCGATGTGTATTGCTCTACGGTTACCTCGTCCATTTGCACCGTCACCTGCTGCGAAAGCATTACGGTTAAATGGAATCGCTTGTACTGCTTCTTTATCGTCTATGGCAACGTGATAAGACGTGTAGTTGGCTGTACGGTTCATGTATGCTACTTCGTTTCTAGCAGTCGCTGTGTTCGCTGTATTGTGTATACAGATTTCTAGCGGTTGCATTGAGTATGGCGCATTGTATTTATACATGCTTGGATTCATCTGATTTACTATCGTATATCCCACGCTATTACCTCCATTATTACCGTCCAATGACGATAAGTTATTTGTTTCGATTAAGTTAATGAGTTTATTGGCGTACTGAGGGTCAGTAGCGTACCCCGACGACTGCAACGCTCTCGCTTGCGTTTTATAGTCTTTAGCGTTCAGTACGTTTCTATAGTTCTGTGTCCGCCACGGTGTGGACGTAAAAAAGTTACCGTGATCAATAATCGATTCACGATAACTCGGATATTTCTTAAATGCAGCGTTGACTGTCGTCCATCTACCGTTCAGATATTCTTTTGTACGAACGGTGTAGGATTGCCCGTTGTAATTACCTTTAATGCCGAATAGATTATTCGCTTTACGAGCTAATTCCGACGTGCCACGTGCCGATTCCAAAATCGCTTGAGCCACGATTACAGACGGTAATATTTTCGTATTTGAAGGAATGTTCCGTTTAACCTCTTCGATAAAGTTACTCATCGTGATTGACCACTTCGTCAGTTTCTTCAGGCATAACGTCCTCTTCTGCTTCATCTTCTGGAAGTCCGATAAACTCGCCTTGCGCTACTTCTTCGACTTCAAAACCGTCCTCTGGCACTTCTTCAACGCCAATACCTTCATCTAACTCAATTTCTTCTGCTTTACGGTCTGTCATAATGACGCCTCCTCATTTTTCTCATAAAAAAGAGCCTACTGTTTAGTAGACCCTTCACTTACGATTCTTTTTACGTTCTAATTCAACTTGCGCTTGCTCTGCTTCTGTCGTGATATTGTTATGGCGCCACCAACTGTAAATCGCTGACGCAACTAACGCTACAGATGACAAGCCTTCATATATTTGCTCTTCTGAAAATGGCAGTGGATTGTAACCTAGACTAATTAGCGTTTGATTAAGTAGTAGTATTACTAATACTGCCAACCTAACTAAACCTTGCGTCTTATTGTTCTTTGGAGTCACTTCTTCTCACCTCCTTCAAGTTCTCGAATACGCTTTTCGAGACAATCTACTTTCTCACGTAAAATGTGGTTTTCTTTTTTTAACGTGACATTTCGCTCTTTTAGTTCCTCATTCCATGCCTCATACTGCGTAATAATCAAGTTGATTTTATTCATGTGACTATCTTCTCGCTTAGGCTTATTACTGATGTGATTCCCTATCCAACCACCTACCGCAGTGATGGATGCAACTATAATCATGACAACGTATTCTGTACTCATCGGGCTACACCCGCCTAACTAATTCAAAGCTAAAGTACATCCACGTTGCTGATAATAGCCACACTGTATTCGGTGGTGGGGAAATAACGAATGACACAGTAAATACGCTCCAGATAATCATCAGTATCATAGTAAAGGTAAATAGTAACCTGCGACTTCTTAGCCAGTAACTCACAAGCATACCAACCGCCAGAGCAACAAAAATACCACCGATTTGGTACGGTTCCAAGATGTTGCTAATCAGCCTGTAAACGTCGTAATTGCGCAGAATAGACGGCTGTATAGAAATCCATAAGCCATAGACTAGCGCGAACATTGCGACAGGGTACAGAAGTACCTTTACTTTCTCCCTTCGTATCACTTTATGCACCTCTGCTTTGTGTGCTTCACTCACATAACACAACCCCTTTCTGCATAATAAAAAAGCCCGCGGTTATTCCGAGGGCTGTGAATCCAATTCAGCAAGCTGTTTCAATAACGCTTCTCTTTGTAATTCTTTTTCGGATTTAACTGGTGGTGTGAGTTCCTCGCCGTCTTTGACTTTTAAAGTACCGTCGATAAATTGCACTTTATCCAACTGGTCTATGAGCCACTCATCAACGATGAACATTGTGCCATTTGTCATCGGTACACCTGCAATACCTGATAAGCATTCGTTTATGTTCCCTTTATCATCCGTTTTGGTAATAAACAATGTGCATCGACCTGGAATGTCGTTATCGTTTTCATCACGTAAATTTCCGTAAACATTAACCATAGAATTCCCCCTGATTCAATCTGAAGTATGCCATGTTCTGACCTAGCGCATTGACCAATCTCGCATTAATATAAAAATCTATTCTCCGATAATCGACGATTGTATTGAAGTAAGTTTGTAAATCAATACGTAAATCCCATGAGTACACTAAAGGGTCAGTTGTTTTATGTGCTTCTTTTCTTAGCGTTGCAATAACATCTCCAGTTCCAACACGCGTAATTTGTATATCAAAATGTCTAAATGAGTGTACGCTTGCGCTATCAAGTCTAACCGTACCCGATAAATCTAAATATCGACCTTTAAACCTATCCCAAACAACGTACAGCGCGTAATATTCATCAGAGTTAACCTCCATATCCCGACCGTTATAATGCACGTTGTCTTCTAAATTAAAACGTTGGATGTTAGCCACTTGTTGACCGCGCATAATACCATCAACAATAAATTCTCGTCCATCAAAACCGTTTATAGTGACACCTTCTGGTGTGATTTCGACTGCGTTATTAGTGTTCGTTTTACTGCGCATAACAAAACGACTACCCGTTACATTCAAATAGCCGTCCGCTGATTCGATATTCATTTCATTCGTCAGCCACAACGTGCCAGCAAATAGTGCATCAGCGTATATACCTTGTGCAGTTGCTATCGTCTTCGGTGTACGTCCGCCATCTTGAGATATATACCAACCTTCGCTATTAACTCCGAATACATGGTTTGGATTCGTTTTGCTAATCGCTTGCATACCGAAGTCACCGAATATAATTTCGGACGAAGCTGCATGAATAGCGTTAATCATATCCATGCCGATTTGTTCTAAACTGATAATCGGTAGTTTCAACTTACCTGTGAGTAAGTCTGCAAAACGTTTAGATAACGTATTGATATTCGCCTTGTGTCTTTCGCCAATGGACTGACTGCCAAATGTGACATCACAAGCGATGATATTATCCTTCTCGTCGTATGTCGTCACGATCTTGTGCAGACGTACTTCCTGTTCTAAGTTTATACGTTCGTCATGCAGCCACACCCTGTCACCTTTAACTGGCACTGCTATGTCGTATCCCATTTGTCTAACATCGTGCAGAGTACCTTCTATCGTTATTGCAAGTGATTCTTCGACCGCTTTTCTCATAGCTTCTTTAAGTGTATCCACCTGCGTTATACGACCATCCACAATTGGAGGTCCTTCATCCGGTAGTTGACCTGGCTTGGTAACTATTTCTGCGAGTGGAGAAAGATAATCGTCTTGTAGCCCCGCATTGTTAAAGTAATCTTCTTCGCCTTCTTCAAAATCACCAAAACCACGGATATACGTGAACATGCTGCTCGCGTCGATATTTTCTGACACGTTACTGGCGTTCAGTCTGTACTTGTACATATAATTCGTATCGTTGCCGATTAAGTGCTTCATGTAGACTGTTCTACCTTGAATCTCAAATTCATAGTTGTAACGGTCAAGCAAACGTTTAAACAGTTCTAATCGGTTTGCCCCTTTACCGAAACCTTCAATCGTCACTGAAGGGCTGAAGTCAACTAACGCAAAGTTAAACCCAGAGCCATCGAACACTGTTCTAAATGCACTGTTTGCCGTGTGTGATCCGTCGTGGTTTTCATGAATAATCGACTTGGAAAATTCCCAATAAAAAAGAGGCATGGCTCTAACATTTAAGTTAAAGCTATTACCTCTCGTCTGCCGTTTAACGTTTACCGCTTTATATATGATGTTGTTATAATCAAATTCCCACAGTTTATCTATACTAAGTAAATCTAAGTTGTTGTTTTTCTGCTGCGGGATGTGCAGTTCTAAATCTTCGTTTCCGTTCAATTCGGATGTGACGATTTTCTTTGCTAATATCGGATATTCATTGTTTTCATAATCTCTTGCAAACAGCATTTAACCACATCCCCTTAATAGACAAAACAGTCAATCGCTCTGCTAAATTGGAACACACTCGGATATACCAACTCATCTGTGTTTCTCACTGGCGCATAGTACAGCTTATGATATGAAGTTGCACGAGAAATACTACTCGCTTTAGGGTCACCCACATATTCATTGTTAAATCTTGAGTAACGCGTATGAACTTGCTGATTACCTGCCGGAGTTTCCTGTATAACATAGCCTTCTGTTGCATCGAAATACAGATGTCCTGTATCTGTACCCGGGCTATAAAAAGGATAACGTACAATTCTAAAATTCGGATCAGTACACACAATCGCTACCCAAATAGTGCTTAACGGAATTGGGTCTACATTAGGTAGCAACGAATAAGAAAAGTAAGATTGCAACGTGCCATCTGTATTGAAATCATTATCCACACGCATATATGCCCGCCCAATTAATACAGTAGACTGTCTGAATGAGAAATTGGACATCACTGCCCACTTATCCGTTCCAATACTTTCAAAGTCAACGTAAGTCTGTCTATCGTGGAAACTATCTCGCCACATAACATCCAATCTAGCGTTGACCTCTCCCCCATGATACGATCCGAATAACTGATTGTTTTCAGCGTTTCTGAAAGCGTAGTCACTCGCACCGGAGTTTGATATAAATGGGTGTAGGCTCGAACCCATTGCGAAATAAGAATCCACGGATTCCCCGGCATATTCACTTAATTTCAGTAAATTAATGGCGCATATATAGACCTCGTTAGATGACGTGTTCTCTATCGTAATATCTAAGGGACTGGCTGTTGATGTTGCTCGCTCAAAGACTGGAATATCGAAACGTTTAAATGACTGGTTAAAGCTATCGTCAATTGTCACTGTTCTAGCGACACGTCCATTTATTTTGATGTTTACAGTGTCATTTCCTGTATAATTTTGACGACTAAAGAACACTACATTAATTTTACCGTTAAGCGGTTTATCAACTCGGTAGGTTACTGAAGCACCTGTAGCAATCGTCCACGGAACTAACTCTCCATTTGTGCTTGGTGCGAATTTTTCGCTACTCGCATTGTAGCTGTCAAAAAAGTTGCTTAGACCTGCTGTAATACCTTCCGTGCTAAATGTTCTGCTGACTGTCCCACTGGTTGGTGCGTTCACTTTCTTAAATAACCCGATGTCTGATATTGGCTCTGCTCTAACAATCCTTAATGCTTCGTAATCTACACCATAACCGCTGCCACCTGTATTTCGTCTAAATAAATAACGGACATAACCGGAGGTTGTTTTCTGAAACACTTCGATGTTATCCGCATCTATTTTTCTGACTAATTTATAAGTGTTTGTGCTGAAACCCTTTTTTGGCGGTTGCGATGAATTAGAAGTAAAGACAAAGTCCCCACGTTTACTTTCTATATCTTCAAAACGCTCTTTTAATAAAGCGTGATCGCCACGGGCTTGTGAAACTTCCGCATTAGCGTTTCCACTCTCGATTACCAAGTTATCCAGTTGATTCTGAACATCCTTATTTTCTGAGTTAGTTTTCTTCGCTTCCGTTAATGTCTTTTCCGCTTCTGAAATAACGGAATCGACTTTACCTGATGATTCCTCAATTTTTCGCCAGTTTTCATTTTCTTCATTGCGCCATTTCCTGTCATGCAAGGACGGTGTTCTATTTAATTTCATTCCTTCACCTCATTAAAAAGAAGCCACCTATAAATAGATGACTTCCAGTTATTTATAATAATATTTAAAGTCTATTCTCGCTTCATCAAATGTAGCGCCTGTGATTTCAAATCTGTTGTCACCAGGCGCTAGACTGATGAATTTTCTATTTGTATCTCTGAAACGGTTTACAGCACCAATAGTAAACACCATGCCGTCCTGTCTGATGTGTCGCCTGTTTTCTGTGCTGTTTATTATTAATGTGTCGCCTGTGGTTAAGTTTTTAACTGTCATTTTTCCGTTAGGAATTGAACAGTAATAAAATAACAACGAGATATACATACTCTCCGGCTCAACAGTCACGTTACCTGCGTTGTATACAGTGAAATTACTTTCAGTAAACCGGTACTTCACTTTTTCGTCATCGATATTATCGACTAATCCGTATTTTTCAACCGCTGATGAATAACCGCTGTCATGGAGTTCTAGTGTGGTGTAAATCGTTTCGAAGTAAGGTAACTCTATTGTTTCGAATTCGACTGTAAACATACTCACAAGCGTTGTGTCGTCTACTTCAGGACTATTTACCATAGTCACTTTTATTTGCTTGCCATTGACGTATTCAGTCGATTCTAATTGAAGTTCACCTGTGCGTTGCCCCACACTTTCGTATTCAACTTCCACACTTTTGATACGCATCTCACGCAGCATCAGTTCGCCATCAAACAATTCATTAACCGCATCTCTTAAATGCGCGATGTCTTGCATATCGTGTGCTGTGGACTGTACTAATAAAGTAATCGTTCTGTATTCGTCTTCTGAATGGTAATTAATCCTTCCGGGTCGTCCATCTGAATACTCACTGCCTGTCCGTTTTTTAATGCCTGAAGACATAAAAGAAAGCACCTCTAGTGAGGTGCCTGTCAATTTGTTGTCCGACACTAAATACGATGTGCCATTTTTAATTAATTCTGCATCGACTGTCTTAATTTAAAGCACCTCCTAGAATGCTAGACTTTCATCTATTCCGTCTTCTTCCTGAATATAACTGCGGATCATCTCAACATCGCCTTCATTTCGTACAGTCACATTGACTTGTGGGCGTTGTGTTTCAATGCCGGATTGGATGTCTGCATCCACTGTACTGCGTAGCTCACGGTTGAAGTTTCCAATCTGACTATCTATATCAGCGGTAGTCGTTAAGTCCGGTGCAAACGAGTTTGTCATATCCCTAGCTACATCTGTTACTGCACCAACTGCCCGATTTGCCATGCGGTTAATACCGATTTCCAAACCTTGCATAGTGTACTCACCGAATGAACGGAACACACGTGATGGAGAGTTAATTCCAAGTAAGTTTTTAGCACCAGCAATTGCATCACCGACTACAGATTTAGCTGCATTTACTGCTGCACCTGCCATACTTTTTATACCTTGTATTAAACCGCTGATTAAATCAGCACCAACACTTACCATATTGCCTACAAACCCTGCAATAGAGGACACGATTTGACTTCCCATTGAAACTACTGCACTCACTGCCTGCGCTCCGCCAGAAACGATTGCGGACACGAATTGAGCCATTGCAGAAACAATCGTAGATACGATTTGAGAACCAAAGGATACAATAGCGTTAATTCCTGAAGCTATAAAACTTGTTATTGTGCTTAACGCACTAGCCGTTCCACTGGCAATAGAACTCACGAAATTAGCCATCGCACTAACGATTGTGGAGACAATTTGCGCTCCAAAACTGATGATTGCACTGATTCCAGATGCGATGAATGATGCAATCGAGCTAATCGCACTCGCTAAACCACTTGCAATACTGGACACGAATGATGCCATTGTTGAAGCGATACTACTGATGATGCTTGCACCAAAGCTAATGATGCTAGAAATCACGTTCGCTATCCACGTTGTAAAGTTTGTAAATGCTGTAGCGAGATTTGTCGCAATTGCAGTTGCAAACTGAACTAATGCTGTTGTGATTGTGGTCACTAGATTTACACCGAATTGTATAATGCTTGTTATGACATTAGTTATCCAAGTGATGAAATTATTGTATGCAGTCGTTAAGTTAGTCAAAATTGCAGTAGCGAATTGAATTAATGCATTAGTAATAGTAGTCACTAAATTTATTCCAAAATCGATAATACCTGTAATTATGTCAGAAATCCATGTTGTAAAGGCGGTTTTAGCTTCAAGTAATTTTGTGAGAATAATTAAACCAAAAGCCATTAAAGCTGTTCTTATACTTTCTACAACTCCAGTTCCCCACTCAATAAACGCTGTAATAACTTCTGAAATCCAAGTCGTGATTGCAGTCCAAGTTTGAGCTAATCCTTCCGTAATGATCGTAACAATCGTATTCCAAGCTGCTTCAAATATTCCCTGTCCTTGTTCTCTAAATTGATTAAAAGTTTCAATGATTAATGCAATTCTTTCTTGAATGAATGTGGTCACGAACTCCCAAACTGAGTTGACAATATTTCGAAATCCTTCGACATTCTGATAAAGAGTAACAAAGGCTTCAGCTAATAAAAGTATTCCAGTTATAACCCATCCTACTGGACCTAATAGCATAGAAAGTCCTCTACCTAGTAGGGATATTACCCCTCTAACTAAAGTCCCTATCTTTAAAAATCTGAATAAAGTAGCTATAAAAGGAATTAAAGTTTCTTTTACAAATATGAATGCTGGAGCTAATATCATCAATATACCAGCTAAGGTTGTAATTAACCCTACAATCTGTGCAACAATTGGATTCGCTTTGAATAATTCAGATATCCATCCAGTAATTGCAGTCACAACATTTAATACAATCTGTGCAATCGGTGCCATGGCAGTTGCGAAGTTGACAACCATCATCACGATGTTTCCAATCAAACTTACTACAGTTGGTCCATTAGTTTGGATATAGTCGATAAACTTTTGGAATCCGTCTGATTCCTTAATTGTGGACGACCACTCTCTAAAGCGTTCCATCATATTTTGTAATCCATCTAAAACTGTCGAGCTGTTCTCACCGAATGCAGCGAATAAATCGATAACTCCTAGGAAAAAGTCACCAAATATCTTACCAATCTTAGGCATATTCTCTTGAACATATGCTATGAAATCATGAAAACCATTCGTTTCTGCCATTCTTGATGCCCACTCAGCAAATTGAGTACCTAAGTTATTGAAACCCTCTGCTACCCATTCAATTAAAGGCATTGCGGCGTTGACCATATCAATTAAGCCTTGACCAAACCGACCAAGTCCACGAATGATGTTCTCAAAAACTGCTGTACCTTTTGAGTTCATATTGTCAAAAAACCTAAGCATTGTCGGAGACTCTTGCACGAATGCTTTCAACTCATTTGTCATTCTCGTCATGGAATCGACCACTTGGTTTATGAATGGTGTTAGACCTTCCAATGCGAATTGAGCAGCGTATATTGCTTGACCCATTTGCATGAATATCTTGTCGATGTTCTGATCAACTATTCCATTCCATACAGATTTAATGCTTTCTAAAGCTCGTGTAAATGCACGAGATGCTTCAGTTGCTTCAAAAGCTTCATCATTGTATCTAGCAAGTACAGATGCAACCAAACCACCGTATGCAGCAGCACCAGCAAATGCTATACCAACTGCACCGAGGAAACCTGCTAAATTACCTGCAGTCACACCAATTGCATTACCTAACGCCATTACCGCTGATGTTAGACCTGCAATAATCGGTATTAAAGCACTGAATGATGCAACCAATGTTCCACGTACCATGTTTCCTAGTACCGTTCCTACTGCAGATATCATCTTCGCCAGTCGCATTAACTCATGTTGGAAGTTATCGTTCATGTTGTCTACTTCTGTGACGAAGTTTCTTAAATTTTGTCTAGCATTTTTGAATCTAAGGACAACATTCTTTTCAATATTTTTTCGTGAAAAAATACGTGACATGGCTTCTGCTTGTAGCAATCCACGTCTGAAGCGACTAATGTCCGCATCAACTTCTACTTCAACTTCATCCTGTAATGCTGCTGCTTGAGCTTGCGCACGTTTCAACTTACGTTCAAAGTCTCTAATATCAGCTTGTATTTCAGCTACAAACCTTGACACATCATCCATCGCTACACTCCTTTCTTATTTATCTATTTTGACTGTTTTTTATCTAACCAACGTTGCAATGCTCTTTGTTGTACCATTCTTGTGGCACGTGCATGCTTACGTTTTTGTTGTTTTTCATACTCATAATCAGATTTAGATTGATTAATCAGCGCACGTTCTTCTTCAATTTTCTTACTGATCTGCTTAACGTTTTTACCGTTGTTTAATTGAGCAAACATAATTGATTGTGTGCGCATATCTTCAAGTCCGTCTAACCGTCTATGCCTAGCACCTTTAATCATTTGTTCCCACTCATGTGGAGTGAGCAACTCTAATTCAGGTACGGGAATATAACCGATTAGCTGTATTGTTTTTTCGATTACATAATCAAAGTCTAAGCCTTGCTGTTGTACGGCGGTTTGCCTGTTATTTCTTCGTACAGTTCCTTGAACAGTTCCTTGGATTCCTCCGCCTTCTTCTTCTCTTCTTGATTTTTCGTTTGTGTAGAACGTTCCATCATAAACCATAAGGTCTTTAATTTTCCCTTATAGTAACCGCCCTCATTTAATAAGCGTAGTGCACCCACAAAATAAGGTTTTAAATCCTCTTTTTCTGCAATATCTTCAATTGCTAGAGCGATTTCTTCAAAAGATGGTTGCTCTTTTAGGTAATGTGAAGTCGCACTATGCCAAAACTCAATCAGTTTATCTGGATCTTGTTGCATCAATCCCATAAAAATTGAAGTGACACCATCTGTTTCTAGCTTCTTACCAGTTTCTTCATCTACTTCACTTGTAGTATATTTTTTAGCAGTCTTACCAAATAAATAAGTACCTTTTGCTTTAAAAATCTTGTCATTAATTCTGATTTCAGTAATTGATTCAGTCATGTTATACAATCCCTTCAAAATAGATAAATAAAAAAGAGTGGCAAACGCCACCCTTGTATTAAATGTTCTGTGATTCTACTGTTTCTAAGTTGCCAGTTTCTTGACCGATAGTTTCGTAAGCAACTTGTCCAGCAAGTGATGGATCTAAAATCTCATCTGGAAGTTTAGGTTCTTCACCATCAGCTGAGTTCAATTTAACTTTGAGTGATACTTCGATGTTATCTTCTTCATCATCTACTGATAACGAACGTGATTCAGGAATCACATAAGCGAATGTTGAATTGTGTACAGCATTCTCACCATCGCCAATCAATGTGTTATCGATAATCCAGAATCTCATTTGACGACCATGTTTACATGCTTCTTTAAAATCTCTATCAGCCGTAAACGTAGGGTCATACGGGAATGTTACTGATATTGTTTCTTCAACAACACCGCCACTCCAATCTTTGCGGTTACCTTTGATTGATTCTCTTAGTTCATTTTCCATTTCATGAGAAAACTCGCTAGTACCTGTTAATACATAATTCTCTGCAGTTGCTTGTGAAGTTGGTACATTTGCAGGAATTCCTAGTAAAGTCCATTTATCTACTGCCATTTAACTCATCCTTTCAAATAATAATTTGTGGCGAACCGTATAAACAATCCTCAAAACACCATGCGATGTTTTATTGTCTATGTCGTTCATCACTTGTTCGTTTGATAGTCTTACTTTTGTTATTTCATAACCGTCTAATGTAAACGGCTTTTGCTTTGCGTAATACTTCAACATTCTTAATAACTCACGACACTCAGGTTTGCCATCAGCGTATATGTGCATTTGTACAGCAATATCCTCATACATGCCTGTTGATGATTCAGACTCGATAACGTCCGTTTCCCCAAGAATGGCATAAGGCTTCACTAAGTCCATTTTCATGCCGTCGTATATACCAGTCACTTTAGCTTTAAAAGGTGACTGCAATAAGTGGTTAAACAGTGCATTGTATAAATTGTAATGTGCTGACACCCAGTTGCTCATTGAGCCACCTCCTAATTGCTAAAGTAGTTTTTGAAGTACAATCGACCACGGTCAACTGACGGGAACCAAAAAGGTTGTGCGACCATACCGTAAGTCGTGTACCATTCACCATCGTCGCCTTTATATGACCACGGAATTTTCTTAGCACGTGAACCACCTGGTCCCTCTGCAAAAATTCCTGTTCCAAATTCAACGTACGCACTGTACGATGCACCAGACTCTACTTCTGCTTTCAAGCCACCTTCTTTAATGCTGTGACCAATCATTTGTTTTAAGAATGAAGTGTCTACAGGTGCTCTAGAAGATGCCTCAGTATCAATCAGTTGTGCAGTCTCAGCCACACCACGTTTCGTCTGTTCGATTGTTTTATCGCTAAAGGCTTGTAATGCTCTTGCTAAGATATTCCTAGCCATTAGCAAGCCTCCTAACAGGTGCAGAAACTATCTCATGTTGTCCGCCTTGATCTTGTAAATCGCCCACAAACTCATAGAGTTCACCATCGTAAATAAAAACGTCTAGACGAGTAATATCCGCACCGTAAGGCACGTACAAAACTCTATCTAGACGTATATCTAAACTATGGTAATTCGCTTGTTGTGAGGTGCTAGGTGTGTCCATGAACGCTTTTAAATCATGAGCCGATGTGTTTATCACTTCTTTTGGTGGATAGACTGTGTCGTCCACAATACGCTCTGTACGCTCGACTGTGATTGTGTGAGGGAATTCATTTAAAGACATGGAATCTCGCCTTCTTCCGCACCATAAACCTATCTAGTAGGCTCATTAAGTGTTTAGGATACGTATCATCATAATCTTTAAATGTGTAGCTCACAGTACCCATAGAACGTGATTTGAGATTACCTTTCACATCCGCCCGTTGGTTATGCTCAATAACTCCAGCAATAAACTTGGCAATTGCAAAAGGATAGTTCTCAAAGCCTTCCATGTCATTATTTGTGATGTACTTTACATCTTCTAAGATGTCTAGCACATCTTTTTCAAACAATGGAACGTTGTTATCGGGTATTGCAATATTATTTGTTTCTAGTATCTCTCGCACTTCTGCTATAAGAGTCTGTGACATCTAATCACTCCTCTTCTTTTTTAGTTGCTCGCTTACGTGTTTGTTTGACTTCTTTGTAACCTTTAGGCGCATAGACTACTCTAAACGCCTTTTCAGTCACCTCTAATTTTTTGCCATCTTTTTCAATCTTCATACAATCACTCCTGTGTTTTATTCACCAGTTGTTTCTGCTGGAGTTAAAGCACCAAATGCATCAGGTTTAACGTTCATGAACGCTACATGCATTGTTGCTCTTAGTGCGAACATGTCACGCTCGAATAGAGATACAGGTTGACCAGAAGCATCATCTGCAGCAAGTGTAGTTAATGTCGCATCTTCTGATACAGCGTACTCAATACCTTGAAGGATACCGTATCGTGCATAATCCCAATCTCCGAACAATGCTTGCGCTTGGTCTTTGTCGAATGAAGCGCCTTGCGTATAAGCGATTGGTAAACCTAGTAACTCATTAGATTGTCCGTCGAATAATGGACGACCGTTAGTGTCTACTTCTCCGCGCATTTTTCCACGGAATGAACGAGTAGTAAGAATACCATTCGGATCGTGGTCATTTTCTTCAATCAGTGAGATAACACCGTTCGCATCCTCGTGCAAGTTACCAGTGTCAGCAATCACGTTACCTTCTTCTGTTGCACCAGTGAAGATTGCTTTACCTGAATCACCGTATGGTGTGTCTGTGCCAAATAGTGCAGCAGCATCAAATTTCTTGTAGAATGTTTCTGCAATAAGTGGTGCAACTTCGTTGAAGAAGTCTTTTGCTGTGTAGCGTAAGAACTCTTTAGAAAGTGGAATGATGACACCAACTTTCTTCGCTTCCATTTCCGCTTGTAGATACTGTGGTTTTGAAGTTTGAATGCGTTCTGTCTCAGATACCCAGTAAGCGCCTAAACCGTCTGCTAGGTACGTGAACGTCTTTTTAGGTGCAGTCATTTCTTCTGCTTTCGCTAACTGCATCACTGATGAACCTCTCATAATATCTTTTACAACTAAGTTACCTTGTTCCTGTGGGATAAATCCTGTTTTCGCATCCTGTAATAGGACGTTATCAGGTGTGTAATTAGGTACTGCCATAGTTAATCGTCTCCTTTATTGTTTGTTTCTAATATTAATTTCTTCAGCCATTTCTTTGAATGATTGTACTTTTGGTGTAGAGTGTCCTGCACCATCTTTGACATCTCTGCCATTTTCTTTGAACTTCTGTTCAACTTGCGCTTGTACAGTTGCATCGAGTTTCTCTTTAAACGTGTCTAAATTAGCACTTGTCGTTTCTTCGTCATCACCGATGAAAAAGTTGACTAAATCAGTTGGCAACGACTTCTCTTGCGCTAATTTAATCGCTTTGTTTTCAAGCGTTGTACGTTTTGCTTGCTTGTCACGATTCTCTAATTCTTCTTCCAATTTACGAATACGTTTCTGTTCCTCTGTCTCCTCTGGATTTCTTTTTGCAACTTCCTCATCCACGATAGTTTGTAAGTTGTTGTCTTTCCAAGTTTGTAGAGATTTCGAGTGATAACGATCTAAAATCGGTTGGAGAATTTTCTTACCTTCGTCTGTATCTAAATAACTTCTTACGTCATCATCAGATACCGTCTTGAATTCATTTATTACAGACTGAACATCTGAGTTACCTTTGTTCTCTTCTAAATACTGTCTAACTTCCTGTAAATCCATAGCGATTTACTCCTTTCAACCACCATGTACGGTTAAGTCCATAGTGTTTGCATAAATTTACGTAAAGATACGCATTAAAAATAGACGTAAGTTTAACGTCATTGTCTAATGGACGAGCTGTATTTACAGCTATTAAGATATGCTCACTTTAAACATGAGCGACCACCTCCTTAGTGAGTTTTAGTGCTTGTATTAATAAAGCATCACTCCCTTCAGTGGTCCAATCTTTTGCTATTTATAATCTCTAACTGTATTTCGAGCATTTCTTTTTCTTCTTCAAGTTGCTCTAGTGATAGTGTGTTTAGATATGAATCATATGCTTCTTCTAGGTCATATACATGCATCATAAAACTTATAGTGCCTTCGTAGTTACCTAAATCCATCGCTATTCACTCCGTTCGTTGGCTATTTTCTTCTATAAACCAAATCCTCGTTATCTGTATAAATAGCTTCAACTTCTAATTCAGGAACTTTAACCCATACCTTATAAACTTGTTCTAAGATTTCATCTTCTGCATAATAAAAAATCATATCTTTTTCATCATTAAAAACTGGCTTACCTACTGTGTTAAGTTTACTGGCAAATTCTTTAGCTTCTTGCTGTTCAAAAAATATTTCATCATCAAACTCGTGGGAAAGATATTCGTATTCGTTATTATCTTCTGTAACTATCTCCACGCTCGTGTTTTGAATAGCTTTGTTCAAATTCTTAACTGCTTGTTCCACTTCTGACATATCTAGTTTTGCTTTTAATGTGTACTTCACCATTACTTGTCACTCCTCACAATAATTATTGTTCCATCAAACGGATTTTTAATAACATAATCACCATTTGATAATTCTTTAGGCTCAACTTCGATAATCATCTACATCACTCGCAATCCTGATTAAAATAATTAGATTTATCACAATAAAAATAAGCAACAAACCCTGAAAGTAGTTGCCTTGAATCATTACGTTAATTGCAGATATTAAGCTAAGGACTGCCATGAGTAACAATAAGACCGTAGCTTCATTCCATACCATGAGATTTAGCCCATTCCTCGTACGTTTTGTACTCAATTAGACTCGTACTACCATCTTCATTCCTTGCACGTCTAGCGCTCGGCTTTTGACCGTTCACAAGGTACAACTTCTTACATCTGCAATTGATATTCTGTTTCGCACTATCCACACCGACTAATAGACCAGGTGCCTTACCTGTAGAGAATCCAACTTTGAAATTACCATCTTCATCTTCCGTCTTACCGTCCATTTTGCGGTGAGATGTACGAGTCCTTAAATCAAGTGTTGCATCCCAATAACCTTTTAGTCGTGCACCATTATCTTTCGCAACTTGTGCAGCATCTTCTGATGACTTGCTCATTGAGCGATGTCCTTCTGTTCTCGCAACCAGTCTAGCTTGTCTAATGCTCAAACCTACATCTTGATTAATTGACTGTGCAATCTGATTGTATCCATTACCTGCTAGAATACCTTGTGCGATATGTCCCCTTAGCTGTTCGAGGACTTTTCTACGATGTCTTTCAAAAGTCGGTGCTAACTTAATTAAATCAATCGGTTGTGCAAGTGCATCTTGTATAACTTTTGTACTCGGTACAGTAAAGCTCATTTGTATACCTGATGTCTGTTCATACATGTACAAACTTCGCATGTAGTTGTTCAAGTAGATTGATGTTTGACTGTAGATAATTAGATTAATAATCTCTGAGTAATCACCTTGTAGTAATTCTTCGATGCGCTCCATTTCTTTCTTAAACCGATTATATTTATTAAACTCAGTCCACGTGACGTGTGGATCATCATGCTGATACTTTGATAACATTTCTGCCATAGTTTGCTTGATGTATTTCAAACGCCTAGCGAGTATCTTTTCTGTTTCACGTTCAGCTTGTGCGATGAGACTATCAATCTTCTTGTCTATCTGTTCCTGTGTCATCATTGCCAGTCACCACCAGCTCATCATTCATTTTTTCGATTTCGTTTTCTGCATCTTCAATCAAGTTAGATAAATCATAACGAGAAGAATCTGAAATTTGACCGTTTAACGTACTTAATACTTGCGCTTCTTCTAACTTGTTGACTGGAATGTTACGTTTCCATTTAAAACTCACGTTTAAATAGTCTAAATCACCGCCTGTGCGCTTGTTCTTACGTTTCCAGATGCTATACAACACTTTGAACTGATAGCGCAGTGCAGCCGTCATCTTACGCTCAAATGTGATGCATTTATTCTCTAGTGCCATTAACTTCAAATGCATACCAATCACGGGTACATTGCCGTTAAACTCATTGCTATTAAAGTTGACCGACTTCGCAAACCGCATGATGTTCTTCTCTAGTCTGTCTAAGTGATTCTCAATCATCGTGTCATTAACATCTTTAGTTAGGTACTTCACATCTTGCTTTTCATCGTATAGTTCAAATGCACCAGACTTCTGTAGGTCTTGAATTTCATCTGAATCCATCCCTAGTCCACGTAACACCAAGTAGGCTAGACGAGTTTGACTGATTTCTGACGATGCATCTGATATCGCTCTGTCGTAACCATCAATGAGTGATAATACTCTTTCAGTATCCCCAATCAATTCTTCGTTGTTAGGTACTCCAAAGAGTGGATTGTAATCAGATAAATGTGGTTTTCTTTCTCTGAGGTGCATACTACGCTCTCCACCAACAAAGGTGTGGTAGTATGTATCGTCATAGAATTCAGCATGCCAAACGTCTTCTTGTTTACTCTCATCTCTTACTGGATAGTAGTGCAAGCTATATTCAGGCTCTGACATATCTTCGCCTAAAAACATTACATTATATGGTTTAAGGTTTTTAATACGTTCATTACCTTCTGTATCGATATAGATAATTCTTGCAGCATAACCACATATCGCAGCCATCTTACCAAGCTCAGAGTCTTTATCTGGTGCATTGTTCATTAAGCTAAACTGTTGAATAAGTTTCGTTTCTTCGTCATCTTCATCACGATAGACAATCGGCACACCATGCATGTAACCAACACGTGTATCTACAATTTCTACATCAAACGCATTATTGAGTTTGTTATTCACAAACTGATCAATACGCTTCACGTTTCCACCTGTTTCGAAGTCCTCATACTGTTTAACGGGATCATGTCTGAATACAGGAATCGCATCTTGTTTCGCTTGATAGCGTTCATATAAGTTATACATACGTCTACGATTATCTTTATTTAATTCAATCATCTGTTCTATATGTTTTGGTTGTACACCATTTTTTTTAATGTCGTCTATTAGATCTGGTACGTTCATTTAGGCACCTCGTTTCATTTTGTCTTTTTTACGTATGCGTTCCATGCTATAGCGCAACGCATCTAAGAAGTGGTTATATTCATCGATTGGCTTATTGATTGGTTCATCGTATTTATTTGTATCCCACACGTAGTTAGACAACTCATTTATTGCATTCACACATCTAGGATGTACAAATATGGTGTACTGTTGAATATACTGAATACCATTTTTAATGCTGTCTGGACCTTTCTCAGCTCTTGCTACCTTACGTAAGCCATACCGCCTTAAATCAACTATAGACTTAGGTTCTGCGCTATCTGCGATGATTAATTCCTTGCCATAGCCTTTTTCGATTACTCTTTGAGCAATTTCATCGTTAAGCAATGCTTTCTCGTAGAGTTCATCAAAGATGTATAGCTCTCTGTTAGGTATATCTACTAAGGCACAACTCAATGCTGTTTCATCGTTCGTAAATCCAAAGTCCATTCCAAAAGCGGATACGACACCTGGGCGCTTACTGATTTCATTTGTATCAAACAGTCGTTCATGCCAGTTTTCGTATATGCCACCTTCTGCAATGCCCCACTCACCTAAACCTTCTATCTTGTAACGTCTAGGTGATTTCACTTTCATTTCTTCAAACAAGGATATATCTGCATCATCTAAGAACTCATTGCATAAATAGTTTGTTGTCTTAGTAAATACGTTCGGACTATCGGATTTAAAGAATCGCTTATTTAACCAATGTTTTTCACTCCACGGGTTAAACGTCAAAGTAATTTGTTTGAACAATCCGCCTGTATCACCGCGGATTGACATATCTATCTTGTTGAAGTCATCTTCTTTTCTTACCTGGAACGCTTCTTCAAACCAAGCCCAACACAGATAGCCGTGTTCGACTGTGGCGGATGTCACACTCATTGGATCATCAAGCCCACGGAAAAGTATCTTTTGACCTGTAGAACGTCTGACGACTTCCAAAGGTGATACTTTCCAATCGAACTCCTCATAAGCGCCTAATTGTCTTGCAGCCCATTTCAATTGTGAATAGGTACTATCTTTATGGTCTTTAAACACCTGCCTAATCACGAGTAAATTAGCTTTAGGGTGTTCAATTAATCTAGATATAAAATTAAGAGCGGTTGTAGTAGACTTCTTACTACCACGACCGCCCTTTAATACTCTGTATCTTTGTGTATTATTCCAGAAGTCCTTATACCCTTTACCGACAACATCTTTTAAGTGTATTACTTTACTCATCTAAATCATTCACAATCGTAATTCGTTCTGTCGTATCTGTAATTTGTTTATCAGTCCACATTGCATACCGTTTACCGAGTAACTCTGCAGCTTTGGTTCGTTGAGCGGTATCAGAACGTCTTTCATGTCGTTCAACTTCACTCACGAAGTCGCCATTAGGTACAAGTATCAATTCTTCATCACTCTGTTCACCACGCATGACAGCCGTGAGATACTCCATAACTTCTTGAGCATCTGCTGTTCGTTCATTCTTCATTTCCTTTAAACGTTTGTCTTTATAGTCTTTGATACTACCTTTTTCTAACAATTTACTTGCGTTAGTTCTAGCATAATTTTCACTATACCCAGCATTGATCGCAGCTCTATAAACGTTGGCATGAATGATATATTCATCTACAAATCTTTTCTGTTTCTCGTTCATTTCATCTACCACCAACTTTCACGTTAATTACTTAATTTATTTTGCTTACTCAAAACCAACGGCAACCTAAAAATTATATGAGTGAAGTGAGAGGTTACTCGTTGGTTTTCAACAAACAAAAAGACACCGATTAGGGTGTCTAATTAATAAATTTATTTGGTTTTGGAAAATCGGTATAACCAACTTTCATTATCTTCCCTATCTTTTCCATCTTCTTGATTTTACCTATCTTCTTCATTTTAGGTATAAAGCTTTTTTCTTTATTATTAATTTTACTTTCTTTAGTTATTAACCTGTTGTCGTTCATTATCTCACCAAGATACATACCATCAGAACCAAAAATCTCATTATTCTTGTTAATTTTTCCTACATGATAACCTTCATGCGTTCTTAACTGGTCACCTTCAATATAACCGAAGTAATCGCCTTCCCAATTCCATAAATGTTTTGTCATTATATCTCCCCTATCAATTGATATCTCAAATATACCAAATAAACCGCCCTTTCGGACGGTTATAATCAAATATATGAGGGAGGACTCACGGCAATCTGATATAATAGAAATCAGCAGGGACTAGGCGATACCACTTCGTAGAATTATTTGGCATAATGCCAGGAGGTGGTACTTTATGGCTTGTAGAAAAACAACTTCTCATACTAGAAAAGCCGGTCGTACTTTAGCATCTAAAGGATCCTCAAAATCCGCCAAAAGTAAGGCTGGAAGAACTCTAGCAAACCATAAAGAAAAACATCACTAGACTTTAATTATCGTTGAAACATCACGAAGGAGCTTAGCTCCCTTGCTTTTTTTCGTTTAACAATGTTCTTTTGCCACCCCGTCCTACCTCCCATTTTACAGTCAAAAATAGTAATCCACATAACTTTTCCAGTTTGTCCAGTTTGTCCAGCTTTACTAATCCTTTAATAACTCGCATACTTCGTCTAAAACTTGATGAACACGAGACTTCGATATTCCCAATTCAAACGCTATTCTTCTGTAGGTCAATCCATTCAATCTCAGATTAAAGACAAGTGCCATACGTTCATCTACAATGCGATCCCATCTGTTCTGGATGTACCTTACTTTGTTTTCTAATCGTGTTATTTCCTTATTCATTTTCTTTCTTCTTAAAACATCATTCTCTACAGGATTGCTATTCATACCTTGTGCTTTAGGCATGGCTGATTCAATTCCATATTGAGCAGTAATACCTCCACCAATTTCTGATTGATATTGTGAATTTAATTCTTTTAATCTAGAGATGTAATACGGATAATTATTAATCAATTCCATAATATTCTCGGTCGTATATTTAGTCGCATAACTCATAAATCATCTACACCTCTTTTAAGTAGTCTAACGGTGTGCCTGCACCTGTTTTTATTAACGTGGCATGTTTGGTCATCCATTCATATGGAATGCTCTTACGGTCTACTGTGCGCTCGTATTCAAGGTATTTATCAATGGTCAGTCGATAACACTCTTTGTAATCAGTAAAGTATATGATTAGGAAAGCTAAGTGTCCGAGTTCGTGTACTTTCTGTAAGTAATTCTTTTGGTGTTCAGATACATTATTAAACGGAAAACTTTTCTTAGCGGTCTGCTTAGCATCAAACGCAATGAATGGTCCATTGTTGATGCATCCGATGTAGTCTACAGTACTTTTTTGTTTATAGAACGCTTTGCCTGTTCGTGTGTTGTAATTGATTGGTGTTGCCACCTTATCCACCAAAGCAATATTCTTATTCTTATAAACAATGTTGGTGCGATCAATCACATCTTCGAGGAACTTCCCTCTGTTAGCGTATGTTCGTTGCAATCTTTATCACGTCCTAATATCTCTCTCACTTTCTCAACAATCGTCTTATCTCCATTGGTCTGTTCCGTCGAACCATGCACTACCGATACACCTCGTCTGTACTACCAAAACCATTCGTTCCCCTAGCACTCTGACTATCAAATTGGTTGACAACCTCCAACTGTGGAAGCTCCACTTTTTGAACTACTAACTGTGCTATTTTTTCGCCTTTCTTAACAAGATAGTTCGACTTGTTCAATGTATCTGCGATGACACCAATTTCTCCGCCATAACCACAGTCCACAGTGCCAAGAATCACTCTTAGATTCGTTTTAGATGACTTACCAGATCGTGGACGAATCTGTCCTTCATAGCCTGGTGGAATGTTCACTGCAATACCAGTTGGGATAACGATCGCATGAGTGTAAGTGATTAAAGTGTCCTCACTAGCGTATAGGTCTAAGCCTGAATCGTGTGTATGACTTCTAGTTGGCAATGTCGCTGATTCAGAGAGTTGCTTAATCTGTAGTTTATTCAAAATTTACCCACCGTCCTTTTATTCCTTCAAAATTCTTTTCCATTTGTTTTGCTGATAATATGAATCCTTTTTTCGCACTTTCAAACGCCAATTCAAGCTCACTTGGTCTATAATCCATATTCACAACATGGTGTCCGTTCTCTATTCTGATGTGATAGTCTTTCATCATCTTCTCCTCCAAATTTCAATTAAAATTCCAATTCCGAACGATAAAATAAGACCGACCATTGAACCTATTACTGTATAAATAACTATGCTCATGAGATAGTCATTCATTCCCTTCCCCTCCACTTGTTTATAATTGCGTAACCTAACATACCTACCAGCGTAACTAGACAACCGACGAACAGACTGAATAGTACAATGAGTTCGAGTCCGATTTGTGTCATCGTTCACCCTCCCCTGGCACATTCTCTTTAATCTCTTGTTTCAATTTTTCACTAATCTCATCATCAGAAATTATTCTGTACTCTAAATGCTCAATCTGTTCAGTTTTTTGTGAGTGTTCTTGTTGTAAGTCCCTGTAACCATATTTCATAACTTCATGCTCCTCGTACAGCTCGTCATACGCTTTCTGTAAGGCTTCGTAGTCATCTAGTAACACTTCGTACCTAACGTCATCTGTATGGTTCTGTACGGTGGTTAAAATGAGGACTAAGAGGATTGCTGCGATGACTATTCTGATTAGTAGATTCATGCAATCAAACCTTTCTTTTCTTTCGGTGAATCAATCCTTAATATATATTCTGTTTCAGTTTCACTCGCATTGATGAGGTGGTCAGGCAACTTCTTTTGAATCGTCCTAGCCACTTGAAAGATGAAGTGCCTGTTGTATAAGTCTTTGCTATATCTTTTCTCTGATGGAATCGCTAATTTATGCAATATGGCGTAGATTTCGCCATTGATTAAGTTTTGTGTGGTTTTCATTTTGAAATCACGCCCAGTTCTAACATTCTTATTATTCTTAAAGGACTAGGTTGATTCACACCACGTTCCCACCTGGAAACAACACTGTCACTCGCAGGAGGTTCAAAAAGTTTTCCAAATTCACTTTGTGTTAGTCCTTTTCTTAAACGAAAAGATTTAACTTCATTTCCATAACTTTTAGTATTCATACACTCATCCTCGCCTCCACTTCCTTCGGTATCACTTCTAAAAGCTCACGATCTGCGATGAATTGTTTGTACTCTAAATTACTGAGATAAAGTATTTCTTTATTTCTCTCCAACAAAACAGATACTGGCACTAGCTTGTAACCTTCTTCAATCGGTATGGCAGTGTATAGATAATTCTGATTAGCGTTGTACAGTCGCTTACGGTACTTGAAGCCTAACTTTGATTCTGTAAATAGTTCGAGTTGTTGCATCATAGCAAGTCCTCCAAAGTCACTTGTTCACCAGCTAATGAATTAAGCCGCATATTGTCCTTGTACTCTTCAAAATCTTCTAAAGGTATAAATGCATTAGGATGGTATTGATTCTCGTTGTAGACCACCTTATATCCATTCTTAGCCTTATCAAAAGTGGCCGTACCGATTGGTTCGATTTCATCTCTATACAAATTCAATACTTTAGCCATCATCCCCACCCCTTGAAGCACTGATCAAATAAGTGCTTGCTATACTTAGACGGATTCCATTCAACTGGTGCAACAGGTCTAGTTTTGTATACTTGAATCTGTTCTTTACGTTCCTTGACGGTTTTTGGTGCATATTTCTCTTTTATCCCTTTACGTTGAATCACTGTCTCACCTTCCAAAACTATTAATTTTTTATGCAAGTTGCGTTCTTCCGCAACATTTGATCGTATAAACTTTAAAGTCTGTAGAGTCTCGCCACTGACTTCTGCGATTTCATCTAAAGTGCCAGTTGCGATAAATCGTTCACCAATGTAGAAAGCGAATACTTGCTCTTTAGTACCAACTTCACGCATTGTATAGCGTTCTGTAGGCTTTCTGATTAATTTAGTGACATAACCTTGACTACGCCCAATTTGTTTTGCAATCTCACTTGTTGAGCCTTCCATCAACAAACGTCCGTTATCATAAATTTCAAATATTCTCGTTTTCCTTATTGCTCTACTCATGCCGTTCACCTTTCTTTAAAACGCTAACGCTTTGACATCTTCAACCTGGTAACCCATTTCATTTAGCTGTTGTACCATTTTCTTCGGATACACCATTGGCGTTTGTGCGTTTATTGAGTTGTAGTATTTAATACGTCCTATCACTTCAAATACTTCTTGATTGCTTATGTTCTTACTCTTCTTCTTTTTCTTATATTTCCTTACAGGTGTACTAACTGCTTGTTCTACAGTCCAACCAATTTCTAGTCTCCACTGAATCAATCCATCACTAATACCGATTGCATTCGCTTGTTCACGTTGCGTTTTGGTGATGTGATTCCCTTTATAATTCATGCCACCTGTATAAACTAGCGGTGCCTGGGTAATTGCTCGTTCTACTTCCCAACCAGAGTGCAACCGATTAGATAACGTTTTATCTTTAATACCGTTCGATTTAGCAATTAATCGTTGTTTCTTGCTCAAATCTCGTAAGCCCGCCATCGCTATCCCTCCAAAGATGCACTAGTACGTCCGCTAATTTGCTTCTCACAGTCGATTGTGGCTTGCTTAATAAGAAATCTATCCAACCTTCCCCGAACAACTCCAAAGCGCTTATATCGTCTTTTGTGATGGTCTCACGTCGTTCCAATTTTCCTGCCAGTGCCATCTCTGGACTGACAGGTAAGTCTAATTCAGTTAGTCGCATAATTTTATCCTCCGATTCGGTAGTCTTTACCGTTTAAGATGATAGTGTCTTTACGGTTCATCATCCTTGTAAAGATTTGATTCATCTTCATAGACTTCTTAAAGTCCTTACTTGAATAATTGGTCGTGTAGATTGTGCTTTTATTCATTCTTGCATCTGTAATTTTGTACAGTTCTTTCGCTTCCCAGTTATTCTGTTCAGCGTTCACTTCATCAAGTATTAATAAATCAGCATCTCTTGCCATATAGTAAATGCCGTCCGTTTTACCGCCTGTATCTTTTGATGTGGTCACCATCATGTCGAAGTAGTCCGCAAACTTGATGAATAGCACCTTGTAATTTTCTTTAATGAGTGCATTTCTAATGATTGCTGATAAATATGTTTTTCCTGTACCAAACGAGCCTTGTATAACGAGGCCTCTACCGTCTTTTAACTTGGTATCAAAATTACTGATATAGTCTTTAGCAATATCTATTGCTTTAGCTTGCTGGTCTGTTTCGATTTTTAAGTCATCAAACTCAGCATTCTGATATTCAATATCAATCACAGATGCATTGATAAACTTCTTAGCATTTAAGTCATTTTGTATTGCGTTGACCTTTTCAGTTGCTTTACATATACAGCCAGTTATTGTGGTTTCTTCTGTACCATCTTGAAAGTACTTTGTAAGTTTCTTTAACGGTCGTTTGCAGGTTTCACAATTCTCACCAGTAAACTCAACTTTTGAGTCTTTCATTTTGGCGTACTGCATGTACTGTGCTAATTCCATTTACTCTAACCTCCTAGAAACCTAAGTTTTTATACTGTTCTTCTTGTTCTGGTGGTAGTTCGTGAGTCACTTGGTTTTTATATTTATTGACCTTACTTCTGTTTTCATGATGTTTTATATCTTCAACAGTTTTTAAGTTATGACCTTTCCAGTCATTCAATATACTTTTGTTGTACTTCCAGTTCTTTACTCCACGTTGTCTAGATATATCGATAGATAGTTCAAGTACACTTTCAAAGTCATCGAAGTAGTTTTTGTAGTATTCAATATCTTCCATCATGAATTGAGTAATAGAACCAAAATAATTTTCTAAGAGCGTAGCAGCCGAAGATGGTTTTTGCTGTTCTTCCTCTAACCTATCCTTACCTAACCTATCCTTACCTAACCTATCCTTACCTAACCTATCCTTACCTAACCTATCCTGTGTATCCCGTTGGTGCACCACTGGTATACCATGTGTCATACCAACCTCATAACTCCCGTTCTTAAGCTGTTTTAACTGTTGTTTTTCTTCTTGATAGACTGTTTCGTTGTAACGGTCTGAGCGAATATAGTTATGGATTTTCCAATCCTTTATAACGACAACTCCACTTTCAAATGGAATCAAAAATTCTTTGCTCAAAAGTATTTTTAAATCATCATCATTTGCACCAACCATTCGTTTTATTGTCTTAACATTTCCGATAAATCCATCATCATCAGCACTCATATTTAAGTGGAAATATAAGCACTGAGTAGACATCGGCATATCTAAAAATGTATCGGTTTCAGTGATTCTTTTACTGAACATTCTGCGTTGAGCCATTACTTTCATCCTTTCTTAAAATGGCAAATCATCATCCTGTACATTTACTGGTCCTTGATTATTCTGGAACGGATTATCTTCATAAGATGGTTTGCTACCTGTAGTCTGCCTTGCTTGATTGCTATAGTTTTGTTGATTATTATTCGGTTTTGAATTCTCACTCTTTGAGTCCAGGAATTGCACCGATTCAGCAACTACTTCAGTTACATATACTCTTTGTCCGTCTTTATTCTCGTAATTACGAGTTTGTATTCTGCCATCTACTGCGCATTGACTACCTTTCGATAAATATTGATTCACGTTCTCTGCTTGCTTTCTAAAGCAAACGATATTGATAAAATCTGCACCACGCTCACCATTCTGATCTGAGAATCGTCTATTTACTGCCAAATTGAAGTTTGCAACTGCTATATCTGATTGACTGACCCTTAATTCAGGGTCTTTAGTCAATCTGCCTACTAATACAACTCTATTGAGCATCTGTTGCACCTTCTTCTTGTGGGTAATCCGCTACGATTTCAGGCATATCTACATAGCTATCGTCATCAGGTGTGATGTCTTTGATATTCTTACCTACTCCTTCGTCGTGTGATACTGCTTGCTGCATCTCGACGGATACAGGTAGGTATTTCCACATGTAACGAATGACTGTTTTCTTAGCCATTTCTTCGTAATCAGTCGCCCACGGAGAATACTTACTGTTACCTGCTTTACTTCTTGCTCTACGTTTTTCAATTTCTGACTTAGGCATATATTCAAATTGATAACCACCATCTTTAAAGTGAGCGACTGCATAAGCACCTTTGAATTGTCCTCTATCAGATTCAGCAGGCACATGTTTTAAATCGCTGTGTAAGCCAAGTTGATACTCGAATTCATCATTTTCATAAACTGCATGAGCATAAATAGATTGGATATGACCGGATCGTCTCGCTAAATCAATCATTCCTCGGTAGCCGATGATAAACGTAACGTCTGTCGTGCCCTTCTTATTGTTTCTGAATGGCAAGAAATAGCAGTGCCCCATTGGTCCTGGTTCTAGTCCTAACTGTGCAGATTGCATCACTGCGCCAAGTAGGCTCGATACATCAGCTTCTTTTAGCTGCGGTGTCGTTCTAATAACCGTTGTTGCCATTCTTGTCATACGTTCAATACTCATGTGTTGTGGTAATGCTTGCGCCATTGCTGGTGCCATTTGGTCGATATAGTCACCGATTGTTTTTGGTTTGTTGTTATTCGCTACTTCGTTCTGTTTTTGAGTTGCTACCTGATTTTTTAAAGATTCATTTGTTGCCATGATTATTTTTCCTCCTTGATTTGTTTGATTCTTAAAATTCTTGATTCAGTTTCTTTTGTGTATTTTTCTAGGGTGTCTTTGCCGTATTCTTCTTCGAGTGCTTTCTTGTCAAGTGTTCTTCTAGTCTGCGGTTTCCAAGTCACGATGTAATTCTGTGAAGCGCCTTTAGTACTGTGTTTCAAAGTGTCTTTCAGTTGGTTTTCATACTTAGATTGAAGCTCTTTCGTTTCTTTAATTGATGACTTGCATGATTCAATCGCACGGATTAACGTATCTGCATCTTCTGTAAGCTCAACTTGTTCATCATCTATATCTGAATACATATGATTAATGAAACTCGTCATTGCGCCACTACCGTCTATTTCAGGTATTACATTCGCTAATACATTGTTATTCCAGAAGTCATATTCGGCTTCAATAATGATGTTGATCAGTTCGTCATCACGTTCGATTTCTTTCCAAACAAAGTTATTTCCACCGATTAGCACTGCTATATAGGCTTTCTCATAGCCTGTGACAGCTAGATAATGTTGTACCTGGCATAAGTACTGTGCAGGCACATCATCGCCTTCCCACAGTTCTTTGTTGTATTGGGAAGTGGTTTTGCATTCGAGTAATGCTTTTTCTCCAACGACTACTCTGTCTAAATTCGCTAACATAAAATCGTGTTTAGGATGTCTTAGCATACGGTTATCTCGTCTAACCTTTTTACCAGTACGCCTTTCAAATTCTTTAGCGACTACATCTTCAAGAATGTTCCCGAAGTGGATATAATCGTTATCGATATCTTGTCTAAGTTCAGGATTGGTCTTTTCAAGGAATAACTGAGCTTTTGACTTCCATTTGTTTACTCCAAGAATCGTTCCAGCATCTGAACCACCAATGCCCGTGTTACGTTCTCTAAGCCATTCTTCATGCGTTAAGTCTTTTACATTTAAGAGTTCTGCCATGATTTCACTTCCTGTGTTAAAATATTGTTATAGTATTTTTTCTTAACGACTGGTCTGCCAACTGGTCGTTTTTTCATGCACTTAGGCACTTCATTCTCTAATTCTTCGATTGTTACTTTAGTACTCTGCATCGTCTAGCACCTTCTTCAACACTAGATATGCTCGATTAGACACATCCCCTTGTGCATGTAGTTTTAATAGTTTCTTCTGTGCGTGTTTGACCTTGTCTTGCACATCTTCAAAATCACGTTCAACTTCATGTAACTCGTCGCTTAGACTACTGATTTCTTCTTGAGAATTTTCCAACTCAACGTTCAAATTGCCATTTTCTTCGGCTAAAAATTGATTAGTTGCAAACATTAGAATCCCACTTCCTCTGTGCCATATATCTCTGCGTAAGCTTCATCTGCTACAGGGTCTACAAAATGCGTTTTGATTAACATTGCACCTACAAATACGACTGCTAGAATCAGTGAATAAATCAATTCTTTCTTCATCTCATTACCTCCTGTATTCATCGAGAATATCTACCGCTAACTGCCTGCCGAGTTCTCGTTTGATATAGATTTTTCTGTCTTTCTGAATCACTGCTTTTTGGAATTTTTCTTCATAAAGAATATGGTCTTTGAAATATTGATAAGTTATGCCGATTTCTTCAGCAAATTCCTTTGGTGTAATGAATAGTCGTTCATCTTGTTTTTGGCTAACGATAGACTGCACAATCTCTGAAATCATCGGTTTAAGTTCATCGACTTCAACTACTGTTATCGCCATGTTTATATCCTCCTTTGCATCTTCAGACGTGCATCTCTATTCGCGTTGAGTTGTTGCGGTGTGAGTCCGTAATCATTGATTAAGCAATTTACAAAGCTTGTACCTTCAAACAGCACATCTTGTAATTCAGCTATCATGATCTTGAGTCCTTCGAGTTCCTGATCAGTTGTATGTTCAGGGTGCTTGTCTAAACGATTTGCCTTGAGTACACTCATAAACTCCTCTATCTCACGTTCGATGCGGTATACAAAAGCTAGTCTGTGACCGTCGTATACTCTGTCTGATGCGGTGGGTTGTGCATAGCCCTCTGTCATCTCGTAAGCCACATCATTGAGCATCTGTGCATCTCTAGTGTTATTCAGTGCTGCACTGTACATCATCTGTGTCAGTGGTTTCTGTCCGCTTTCTACTCTGCTGATATATGATTTATCTACGTGAAGCTCATTCGCTACATCTTGTTGAGTTAGGTTGTTTCGTTTTCTATAACTTGCAATTACATTCGCCATGAATTGTCCTCCAGTCATTTATTTATGATTGATTGTTGATTTGATTAGTCGTTATACTAAGTTCAGAGTTAATTAAGTTAGTCGCATAACTGATAACTCATTGGTAAGGCTAGTTGGTCGCTAGTCCTTACCGCCTTCTATTCAGCTGTCCGTTCCTCTTCGGATTCAGCTAACTCTAGAGTTATTTGTCTTGTTTTCATTAACGTTGCTGTTGACGGTGTCCACTGATTGATAAAGTCGATAACAATATTGAAGTGCTTTTGTCTTAACTGTGTTCTAGTCTTGATACCAGCTACATCATTAACACCATGATTAATATCTTTATACAGTGCTGATCTAACTTCTTTAGTGTTCGCCAGTGCAAAAGCATTAATAGTATTAGCAACCGTTCTATTCACTTGTCTTGAGATGTACGAATACTCTCCTGCTTCAAGCTTTACTTCTTCTTTTAAATAAGTGACATCCTTTTCAACGGTGTCTACTCTTTCGGATGTTTCTTTCAACGCTTTAAATTGAAGTTCTAACATTTCCATTGGACTCTTAGGCTCTTCATACTTCCCTGTCTTTCTGATTTGTGGTAAAACTTCAGAAGTTACCCACTTTTTAAAACGTTTTGCAGATTCTAATTTGCTTGAAAAGATTAAACTGTATAGACCTGATTCATTTATAAAAATTGCCTCTCGATTTTGACCTGATAGAACGATACGTTCGGTCAGCTTATCTTCATTTTCAACATGATCTCTTATAGCTTTTGTAGGATTTGAGTAACCTAATACTTTTGCAACATCGCTCCCTAAAAACATTGGCTCATGTTCATGTGAAATTGTTCTAACGTTGTTTTCTTCAAAATTGAAAACTTGTAATTGATTCATGTTACTCCTCCTCGATTACCTTTTCGGTAACTTATTATCCAAAAAAATTTCATCCAGTTCTAAATCTAATATTTTAGACAGAGCCAAAACATCATTGGTGCTGAACTTCCTTAAACCTTCTTCTTTACGATAATACGCAACATAGCTCTTATAACCAAGCTTCTGTGAGAGTTCTAGTATGCTCAAATCTTTTTCTAGTCGTGCTTCTTTGATACGAGCAATATCTATTTGTTCCCCTGGCATTGTTTTCACCTCCATTACCTTTTCGGTAACTCTATTATTACATTACCATAAAGGTAAGTCAATAGTTTTATTTACCAAAAAGGAAATTATTTTATTATTGCCAATATGGTAACATACAGTTAAAGGAGTGATGTTATGAGTGAGATAGCTAAAAAGATTAAACATTATAGAACTATCAACGGTTACACTCAAAAAGAGTTCGCTGAAAAGATAGGGGTATCAAATGTTGTTCTATCTAGGTACGAAAGTGGAGTTAGAACGCCAGATAATGATACACAAATTAAAATAGCGGACATCTTTAACATTTCACTCGATGAACTAAATGGTAGAACTTCTAAAGAACCATCTGACGACTTCGATGCCTTCATGTTTGAGGATAAAGAAGCATTTGATGCTTTGCCTGAAGAAGTTAAGCAGGAATTAATAAAAGAAATCAATGAAAAAATAGAGTTCCTAGCTTATAAACAGAAGAATAAAGATAAGTAGGTGTTTATGTGGATTGGAAAAAGTTTGTTCTAGGAAATACTACTTCTTATACCAACAATAAAGAGAAGTATGAACCTATAAATGACTTGGAGTCACTAGATAGATTCGTTGAAAATCAAAATAGCAATAATCAAGTGGCGAAAAATTACCATCTTCATAAAGACATACTTATCCATAAGTCATCTAACAAGAAATATATCAATACAGCTGAATTCGATCATTACATCAATAAATATTCTAGTCCAAATAAACCTGTGATGTTCCTCGATATATTAACTCAAGTTAAATACGAACTAACGATGCTTACAACATGGACACCTATAGGTAATGGTTTATTTATAATAGATAGTGAGAACATCCATTTTATATCTTTAGGCAAGAAAATGATAATAGAAGTTATACCAATTAACAAAGTTACTGCTGTTGAAGATAAGTTAAACATTCTTACAGTCTATATTGGAGCTAGAAAGCTTACATTTAAGAGTACTGGGAAAACAGTAAAACAAATCAGGAAACACATTCAAAATATAAAAATGCTATAAATTAAAAAAAGGATAATCAGGGCGTTGCCCTATTATTTATAGAGTAAGTTTACATATATTTGTATAACAGGAGGATATTATGAAGAAATTATTATTAGGTAGTGTTTTATCAACATCACTTTTACTCGCTGCGTGCGGCGGTGAAACAGAAGAAGATACATCAACAGAAGAAAGTAATACAGAATCTACAGAAACTGCAGCAGAAGAAGCAGAAGATACTTCCGCAGTAGAAACAGAAGAAGAAACTGAGGAAGTTGAAGAAGATGTAGAATCAGCTTCAGGTGAATCAGAAACTATTAAAGAGGTTGAAGTTGGAGAAACAACTGAAATCGAGAACGTAAATCTAACTGTTAATAAAGCTCAAATTAATCGTATTGAAGTCACTGAAGATTTAGCTATATTCCTAGACGGATATGAAGCAGGAGACATGGTTGATAACTTAGTAATTGAGTATACAGTAGAAAATACAACAGATGCACCACGTGACTTCTTCATTGACCAGGCTGTAGCAGTTACTTCTACAGGACAACAAATCGACCCTGAAATGTTATTAGCAGAAAATATTACAGGCTCTATGTTAGGTGCTGTCGAGTACACAGGCTCAGTTCCATACCTTATGGAAGAAGGCGCTGGAGACGACATTGAATGGGTAGACATTAATATTCCAGCAATGCTTGATGGAGAAACTTATGATCGTGTATCAGATGAAACACAAGTAAGAATCGAATTTTAATAATATTTTCAACCAACTGACCATTGGTTATACAGTGGTCAGTAATTTTTTAAACTTTAAACCGAACATACGTTCTAAAATAAAGGGGTTTTTGCATGAGAATCGAAAAGAAAGTTAATGACATCGTGGATTTATCCATTTTAGATGTGACTGATTTAAATATAGAACACCTAGCGTACATGTTTGATGTACACATACTGTACAATCACCAATCCAACTTTTATGTACAGAAGTCTGGTGTAGATATTATCGGACTCAAATTTGATAAACGACATGAGATGTTCAAAGCATTCTGTCACGAAGCAGGACACATGTTTTTACATGCGACTCAACAGCACAACATGCCACGAGCATACAATGATTACCAGGAAGCAGAAGCCGAAAAGTTTGGTCTACTCTTACAGATGCCAGAAAAGCTAATCACCAAAAACAGACTATATCAGGCAACGGATTTAATGGCGTATTTTGGCGTTTGTGAGGGCGTTGCACTTAAAAGGATAGATATGCTAGTAAATCATTCTAAAGTGTCAGGCATACAATTTTAGGAGGTATATAATGGAACCTAAGAAGATTAATGGTAAGTGGGGATATAACTTCAGTTATCAAGGTAAACGCTATAGAAAGCAAGGTTTTGCGACTAAAAAAGAAGCACAAGCACGTATTCAAAAAATTATTAGTGATGTGGCTCACGGCGTAGATGCTAGCTCTAATGAGAATCTCTTTGAATACTATGAACGTTGGGTAAACACATACAAGTTGAATATCGTGTCAGATAAATCATATGATCGATTTATCAGTACATTGAAGAAAATGAAAGATTACTTTCCACCGAATATGCGATTAAAAGATTTAGACCAAGACCAATACCAAGCATTTATTAATCGCTATGCGGAAGGGCTAACTAAGAATAGCGTTTTAAAATTACATCAACAAATCAAAGCGTGTTTAGAGGATGCAGTATACAATGGATTAATTCCACGCAACCCAACATACCGAGCGAAAATTTGGGGTTCAGTACCACCAAAAAAAGAAGAATATAAATATATGTCTTTACAACAGTACGTAGATACTAAGGAATACTTTAGAAACAAACATGAAAAGAGTGCTTTGTTATTATTTATTTGCCATGTCACTGGCGGACGATTTTCTGAGATTAATAAACTTAAGTATGAATACTTTGACTTTGAAAATAACAGACTTTTTCTGAACGGCACAAAAACTGAAGCAGCACCTCGAACGATTACCCTTGCAAGCTCTGATATGGCTCATATCAAAAAGGAAATAGAAGCAATGGGGTTATATCAGCAGGAATATATACTGAAAATCGCCTACAAAACGGCGGATGACATGTTCGGTCGTACAAGAGAGTATTTTGGCATGGAAAGGGAAATCACAATTAATTCGCTAAGGCATACGCATTGTAGTTACTTATACAATCATGGCGTGTCTATACATTACATTAGTAAACGATTAGGTCACAAAAGTATTCGCATTACATTAGATGTATACAATCATATATTTGAAGAAACATATGAAAATGATGAAAGTAACGCTTTAAACATTCTTAATACAATGCCAAACAATATAAATTGA